GGTTGCGGTAAATTTCTTCAAGCTATTAGAAGTTATGCATGCAGCAAAGGAAAAAAAAGAAGGTTTTTTTTTTGTTTTTTTTTTGTTTTTTTTTTTTTAAGTATAGTTAGGTGTTTTGTTCTATGTTCTACGATTTTTGAGGGTATGGGGGGTTTTTGAGGTACTTTTTTCTGCACTTGGTGTGCGCAACCCCGCAACAAGAAAAATTCGTTTTTAGGACCGTCATTTTGCCGGATTCACTAGAACATAGAACAAAACGACTTAAGTGCTTGATTCTAAAGAGGAATTTTTGTTCTATTTTTTGTTCTGTTCTAAAGGGGGGGTTTAGAACATGTCAAGTTTCCATCGAATTACAAAATCGATCAGTAGATGTAGTGAGCTAAATATTTTTTTGTTCTATTTATCTCATGTCCTTTGTATAGTAAGGGGCCTCGCACCGACATAAGTTTGTTCTATTTATCTCTCGACATCAATTTTAGGAATCGAAATTTAATATAAACAGATAAAAAGCAGTTTTGTTCTACGCGCTTTGCCTTACGTCCAGTTAGACATGTAGCAGCAATGAAAATTTGTTCTACGCGGTATTGACTTGTACGCTTAGATTTTCTATAAGAAAGAGCTAACCCAAAAATTTGTTCTACGCGGTATTGACTTGTTATTATAAATTCTTGAACCACAAGAACGTTAAGTAAGCGGCTTGAGGCCAGTTCTCATCCTGCCGTGCGCCATCCGACCCCCAAATACGTACGCGAAAGTTACGTAACTCGCTTAACCGCGCCCACCCGCACGCGCGCGACAAAGTGTAACTGGCATCAAAACTTTGAGGCCAAAAAAAGGCGGGAGCCGAAGCCCCCGCCCTGTCCTACCGGTCGATCAGACCTTGGTCAGTTTGACCCAGACCTTATCCCACTCTTTCGATACCGTGTCCATCGGAACCCGCGACTTATAGATGTCGAGGAAAATCCTCTGGGCTAGTGCCATACGCTCCGGGTGCGCTGTCTCATCGTTCCGATTCGACTTTGCCACCTTGCAAGACTTCAGCATATCGCCGAAAGTCTCTTCGACTTTGACCACGGTATCCTTGACCGCGCTGCGAGCCCGCGGCGACTTGGGTTCGCTATCCTCGATCGCCCGTTCAAGTTTTCGAAACTTTTCGGTCTTGTAGTTCGAGAACGCTTTCCGAACGTCGACCGCAATCGCGTGGTATGCGGCTTGCCACGCTTTCGGCATCACCGATGCATCGGCGGTCGCGGTCTTGAACTTCCCGAACAATTGTTGACTCTGGGCCATGACATAACCCGCCGAAAGCGTGAACCGTTCACCCTTCGCATCAGCGTTGTCGACCGTCTCAGGAACGAAGTTCGCGCCCTGTCCTTCTTCAAGAACGATAAAGGTTCGCGGCTTGAACTTGTTCTGACCCCAGACCGACAGGAAACCCGCTTCGAGTTCCGAGAACGTATCGGGATGGGTCTTGCGGGTCATCCCCGCAGCGTAGGTCGGTTGACCCTTCAGCCATAGAACCATGCCCTGCACATTCTCGACGTGCTGATCGTCATTCTCAGCGAACCGAGCCGCGAAGTCCCGGAGGGACGCGAAAGTCTTGATTGTTTCCATTTTGCTCTCCAAGCAAAGTACCGGACAGCGGCGCGGATACGGAATGTATCTGCTAGAGAACCGCCAGCCGATGGGATGAATTGTCCGCTCAAGAACGCTATTTGTCAAGCTACAAGCCCAAGAACGCTACTTAACGCCCGCGCCCGCGCGCAATTCGAGACCAGTTCTAACCTAGTGGCGAAGCCACTCTGTTGTCGCGCACGCGACGACGTGTAACTGGCATCAAACGGCCCAAAAAAAGAGCGGGTGGCTTGCGCCACCCGCCCTGTCCTACCAGATCATCACTCGCAGATGATCTCGAACTTCTCTTCGACTACCGTCTTGATTTCCTCCCCGACCTTGACCTTGCGGCATGTCGGGTTGTCCTCTTTCGCGTAGCCCACAATCCGGACTTCGATATCACCGTACCGGAACACGTAGGTGCGCCTGAGCGACTCGGCCTGTTCTTTCGTCTCTTGCGTCCAATCCGCAAGATCGATCAGCCGTTCGAGCCTACCCATGAACTCGCCGTCCTTGAACCCGTCCAGATCATAAAAGTATTCCGAAACGCTGATCTGGTTATTCGACCAGTAGGACGGGCTGACCGTCGCTTCCGGGAAGATATCCAGAACCGCATTCAAGAGCGGGTCATTCTCGGCTTTGATTAACAGCATCATGGCCTTGTTTGCGGTTTCGATATGCAGGGCCGCGCTCTTTACTGCATTGACAAGTGCTGCCTTCATTTGCTTTTTCCTTAGCAAATATCGGTCAGTCAGCGCAGATGCATCGCATCTGCTAGGGAACCGCCAACCGATGAGTGAATTATGGGGCATCTGGCTCTATATGTCAAGTTATAAGCCCAATCTCGCGCACGCCTGCCGGTTCGGCCTTTCAGTTGGAGCGCACGCGACAACGTGTAACTGGCATCAAACGACCCAAGAAAAGAGCGGGTGGCTTGCGCCACCCGCCCTGTTAATCAAGCATCCTGATCACGGCCAGCCCAACCGCGCTGGCCAAGAAGAAAATCGCTACGCCAATCGCCCCGGCGAGGGCAACGCCCCCGCCCATACCAATCAGGGCGATTATTGACCAATCTACGACTCTTTTTGCATTTTCCATTTCACTACTCCTAAAGGTGGGGGCCGAAGCCCCCGGTTTATTACTTGAACATCCGGCACCGGAAGGTGCCGTTAGGCCCTTCCACCTCGACGGTTCTAACCCGTCGAATCATGGGCCGACTCAGCGGCCCTGCCACATCGACCTCTTGCCAGCCGTCATCCACCCACCGCGCGGGTGCGTGGGACGCTTCACTTCCTCCCTTCATCCAGATACCGTTCACCCCATCGGGGTACCCGGCTTGGAGGAGAGCTATGTGCAGCCCACCGGGGAGCTGCTGCCAATCCCTAAACAGGGAGTGGATCGTGTCCTTATCCATTATGTTCTCCAAAAGAGGGGGCCGAAGCCCCCGGTTGAAATCACTCGGGCCAATCTTCGTCAATCTTTTCCATGACCCGGATGATCCTGCTAACCCGATCTTGAATCTCCCCGATCTTCATGTTCCTATATTCAATCGGATGCGATCTGTACCGCTTCTCTACATACTCACGGACAGGCGACCGTGAGTATGCGTACTCACGCAGCACATATGCCACCGCATCCGCCGTCCCCCTCGTGAGGGTCAACGTGATATGTGCTTTTGCATTTCGCGCCATGCTCTCCCGCAGTATGCGGGTAAGCTCTGGGTTGTCCGGGCCAGATACCGCTTCACGCAGTATGCTCAGTTCTTCATTGTCCATGATGCTTCCCTTGTAGTGCCGCTCGCCCAATGCTTGCGGCATGGGATGAACTATAGGCTATAGCCCCCCATATGTCAAGTTTTAGACCCCAAACCATCGCACCCCACACCCCCCAAAGCCAAATGAGCCTCCTGCGCGCCCCCCATACCCCAAGATACACACAAACACCACCTCATTTTTCACCATTACTTTACTTATACCCCCCACCACCCCCCTTCATTTATAGGATTTACCCCCCTTCATTTATAGGATTTACCCCCCTTAGGAGTCCCAACCTCCCCTAATGTCCACCCCCTATTTACATTTTTATTCTGTGATATATACTCCGCTCATGGATGCCTTATTACCACCCATTGATACTGATATTCCGATCCCGGCTAGCGCCTTAGATGCTATGCCGCCCCTATCCCCGACTGAAGAATTGCAGATGCGGGCCAATGTAGTGAAGCTGATGTCTGATTTAACGGGCCAGCCTATTACTATTAGTGGGGATCAACAGGCCGAAGCAGAGCAATTGGCCAGAGAAATGGCGGAAAATCCCCAGCATAGGCCCACATTTTCTAAGTATCAGAACGAGACTCTTGCGTATCTGGCCGGATTAGTGGCTCAGATGAATACCGCTATCGTAGATGACCTCGCTGATCTGAAGATGTACGTGGTTAATAAGCTCGTTGCCGAAGTCGAGAATGCAAAAGACCCTAAGACTAGAGTTGCTGCTCTATCTAAACTGGGTGAAATCGACGGTGTTGACGCCTTCAAGAAGCGCAGCGAGATGACGGTCAAGGTTTTGCCGATTGAGGAGGTGGAAAGAGAGCTTCTTACCACCTTAGAGAGCATCGAAAGCCGATATATTGACGTTGAAGCCCGTGAAGTAGTCGAAAACGAGCCTGAAAACGAGTGAAACTTAGCCAAGAACAGCTATTTAAGCTTCGGCAGGCCCTGCCGAACATGCCAGATAAGGAAAAAAGGCGTACTTTAGAGCTTTTGCGGACTTATCAGGCCCAAATTACGCAGAAATTAGGCAAAGATTCATTCTTAGACTTCGTAAAACACGTATACCCCGGCTATAAGGTGGGTCCGCACCACCTGAAGCTGATTCAGATCTTTGAAGCGATTGCCCGAGGCGAAAAAAAGCGGGTGATTGTGAATATTGCCCCTCGTCACGGCAAGTCAGAACTCATCTCGTATCTAGCTCCAGCGTGGTTTCTCGGTAAATACCCCGAGAAAAAGAACATTATGTCCTCTCATACCGCTGATTTGGCCGTGAATTTCGGTCGAAGAGTGCGGAATTTGGTCGGAAGTGACTCCTACAAGGACATTTTCCCGCAGGTAGAGCTGCAAGCCGACTCAAAGAGTGCCTCTAGATGGGGTACTAACTTCATGGGCGAGTATTTCGCTATTGGTGTCGGTGGTGCGCTAGCCGGTCGAGGTGCCGACCTCTTCATTATTGATGACCCTCATTCTGAGCAAGAGGCTAAAACGGGCCGTCCAGAGGTGTTTCTACCTGCTTGGGAATGGTTCCAGTCTGGCCCTATTCAGCGTCTGATGCCGGGTGGGGCGATTATTGTGGTGATGACACGCTGGTCAAAGCTGGATCTGACCGGACAGATCGTCACGCAGATGGAAAGAGAAGATGGCGTAGATAGGTGGGAGGTGATTCAGTTCCCAGCTATTAAGGATGATGGCGAGGCTTTATGGCCCGAGTTTTGGCCGGTTGAAGAGCTTCTGTCCAAAAAAGCAACTCTGGATATACGGTACTGGAATGCCCAGTACATGCAGGAGCCGACAGCAGAAGCAGGTGCTCTTATTAAGCGTGAATGGTGGCAGATGTGGACTAAGGATGACCCACCACCGTGTGAGTTCATTATTATGAGCCTAGACGCTGCTCAAGAAACTAATAATAGGGCTGACTACAACGCGCTTACTACTTGGGGCGTGTTTTTTAATGAGGAATCTAACAATTATGCCATCATTTTGCTCAATTCTATAAAAAAGCGTTTGGAGTTTCCCGACCTTAAAAAGCTTGTTATTGAGCAATATAAGGAGTGGGAGCCGGATACGTTTATCGTTGAGAAGAAATCTAATGGCGCGGCTCTGTATCAGGAGCTACGACGGATGGGCGTGCCCGTGGGTGAGTTCACACCGGGTAAGGGTCAGGACAAGATAAGTCGTGTTAATGCAGTCTCTGCGCTATTTGAAGGGGGAGTAGTTTTTGCCCCTGACAGGCGTTGGGCCAAGGAAGTTATTGAGGAGTGCAATGATTTTCCTAGTGGAGCAAACGATGACCTCGTGGACTCAACCACGCTTGCCCTGTTAAGATTCCGTCAGGGCGGGTTTATCCGGTTGCCGACGGATGAGCCGGAGGATGATTTCCTCTACAAGTTCCGTAAAAAAGCTGCTTACTACTAGGGATCAATATGGCTACGAACATCGACAAAGCTCTGTACTCTGGTATGCCCGCTGGGCTTGCTGCTGTTGAGGATGTAGAGCCGATTGAGATCGAGATTGAAGATCCTGAGTCAGTAGAGATTAGTGGCCCCGGCTTTGATCTGACTATTGAAGAAGGCTACGACGAGGACGAGTTTGATCGAAATCTGGCAGAGGATATGAGCGAGGCACAGTTGGCCTCACTTGCTTCTGAGCTGTCTGCTGATTTTGATTCAGATATTGCGTCACGTAAAGACTGGGTGCAGACCTACGTCGATGGGCTTGAGCTGCTTGGCATGAAGCTCGAAGAGCGGATGGAGCCTTGGCCCGGTGCGTGCGGTGTGTATCACCCGCTGCTGTCTGAAGCAGTTGTGAAGTTTCAGGCTGAGATCATGATGGACACTTTCCCGGCTGCTGGCCCGGTAAAGACTAAAGTGATTGGGAAAGACACGCCTGAGAAAAAGAAAGCCGCTGAGCGTGTTCAGTTGGATATGAACTATCAACTGACGGAAGTTATGCCTGAGTACCGACCTGAGCATGAGCGGATGCTGTGGGGTCTGGGGCTTGCAGGTAATGCGTTCAAGAAGGTCTATTTTGACCCGTCGCTCGATAGGCAGGTGTCGATCTATGTGCCCGCTGAAGATGTGGTGGTGCCATACGGCGTGTCTAGCCTCGCGGCGGCGGACCGCGTGACGCATGTAATGCGCAAGAACGAGAACGACCTCAAGCGCCTCCAGTATGAGGGGTTCTATAGAGATATTGATCTGGGTAATCCCGTCGCTGTTCTCGATGAAGTCGAGAAGAAGATTGCTGAGAAGATGGGGTTCCGGGCTACGCAGGATGACAGGTTCAAGCTCCTTGAGATGCAGGTGTATCTAGACCTCGAAGGTTATGAGCACGCAGACGAGGAGACTGGAGAGCCAACTGGTATCAAACTGCCGTACATCGTCACTATTGAGAAAGGGACGAACAATGTTCTGGCGATCAGGCGCAACTGGAGGCCGGAGGATAAGAAGTTCAAGAAGCGCCAGCACTTTGTTCACTACCCGTATATCCCCGGTTTCGGTTTTTATGCGTTTGGTCTCATACATCTTGTCGGTGCTTTCGCTAAGTCTGGCACTTCTCTGCTTCGTCAGCTTGTTGACGCTGGCACTCTATCTAATCTCCAAGGCGGCTTCAAAACTCGTGGTTTGAGGGTCAAAGGTGACGACACGCCGATCAGCCCCGGAGAGTTCCGAGATGTAGATGTGCCTAGCGGTACGGTGCGCGACAACATCATGCCGCTGCCGTACAAAGAGCCGAGCATTGTCTTGGCGCAGTTGCTAGAGAAGATCATCGAGGAAGGCCGCAGGTTCGCTGGTGCAGGTGATCTCAAGCTCGCAGACATGTCCTCGCAGACTCCGGTTGGTACGACGCTGGCTATCCTTGAGAGAACTCTTAAGTCGATGAGCGCGATCCAAGCGCGGGTTCACTACGCGATGAAAGAGGAGTTCCAGCTCCTGCGCGACATCATCAGGGACTACACCCCTGCTGACTATGACTATGAGCCGGAGGAAGGCAACCGGCACGCTAAGCAGTCGGACTATGACTATGTGGAGGTGATCCCGGTCAGCGACCCGAACGCAGCGACAATGGCGCAGAAGGTTGTGCAGTATCAGGCTGTGTTGCAGTTGGCGCAGGGCGCTCCCCAGCTCTATGACATGCCGCTGCTTCACAGGCAGATGCTCGAAGTGTTGGGCATCAAGAACTACCAGAAGCTTGTGCCCATGCAAGAGGACATGAAGCCTCGTGATCCTGTGACTGAGAACATGAACATGCTCAACAGCAAGCCTGTTAAAGCGTTCCTCTATCAAGATCATCAGGCACACATCGCTGTTCACATGGCGATGGCTCAAGACCCGCACGTCCAGCAGTTAATTGGTCAGAACCCTCAGATGGCTCAGCAGTTGATGGCTGCTGGCTCTGCGCACATCGCAGAACACCTTGGGATGGAGATGCGCAAACAGATGGAGCAGGCGATGGGCTTCACGCTGCCTGCGTACGAGGAAGATGCGGATGAGGTAATGATGACGCCTGAGATGGAGGTGCAAGTATCTCAGCGGGCTGCTATGGCGGCACAACAGCTCCTGCAACAGCATCAACAGCAGGCACAGCAGCAGAAGAATCAGCAGATGGCACAAGATCCGTTGATCCAGCTTCAGCAGAAAGAGCTTCAGATCAAAGAACAGGATCTACAGAGAAAGTCGATGAAGGACCAGAGCGATGCGCAACTCAAGGCTGCTCAGATCCAGCTTGAGGCAAAACGTCAGTCTGGGCAAGAGCGAGCTGAGGGTGCAAAGCTAATCGCTAAAGTAATGACCGACGAGACCAAGCTACGTAATGCACATGAGTCTGAAGGGTTCCGTGGTGCGCTGGACATGATGAAACATCAGAGACAGCAAGAGCATCAGGCACAGCAGCCTCAACAGATGAAACAAAAACCCCCCACTGGGAAAAAACCTAAATGAGCTACGAGGTTCAGAAAGCCTTAAGCGTAGTTGCTAGCGAGATTGACCAGAAGGTCAAACAGATCCAAGAGTTCCTTGCGGGTGGTTCCGTGAGGAGTTTCGAGGAGTATCAAGGGCTGTGTGGGCAAATTAAAGGTCTACTCACCGCCCGGTCGTACATTCAAGACCTTACACACCATATGGAGAGTTCTGATGAGTAATGTTGATCTAGGGCAGGCCATCGACCTGTCTGCGGTCATGCACAAGCAAGCAGAGGAAAAGGCTAAGCAGTTGCCTAAACCGGCTGGCTACAAGATCCTGTGTGCGATCCCTGAGCAAGAAAAGGAGTATGACAGCGGTCTGGTCAAGGCAGATGAAACGGTTCGCTACGAAGAGATGCTTACTACGGTCTTGTTCGTGGTTGATCTGGGCGCTGACTGTTATAGAGACACCGTTAAGTTCCCTACTGGCCCTTGGTGCAAACAAGGCGACTTTGTGCTCGTTCGACCTAATGCTGGAACTAGGTTGGTCATTCACGGTCGTGAGTTCAGGATTATTAACGATGACTCCGTAGAAGGTGTTGTCGATGATCCCCGTGGCATCAAACGTAAGTAAGGAGCTAAGACATGGCTATTAAAGACGAATACAAATTCCCTGACGAGATCGAAGATAAGAAGGCTGATAAGGATGAGCCTGAGCTGAAGATTGAGGTCGAGGGAGAAGAGGCTGAACTGAAGATCGAGGTGGAGGATGACGCTCCTCCTGAAGATCGGAATGTAGATCCCCTGCCTGAGAATATTAAAGAGGATCTTGAGCAAGCCGATGAGTCGGCGGATTACTCTAAGAATGTTCAGCAGAAGTTCAAGCAGTATAAGAAGGCTTGGCACGACGAGCGTCGGGCTAAGGAAGCCGCCTTTAGGGAACAGCAAGAGGCACTAACCGCTGCTCAGCGCATTCTCGATGAGAATAAGAAACTCAAAGAGCTACTTCAGAGCGGTGAGAAAGAGCTGCTAGATACCTATAAAACTTCCGCTGAAATGGAAGTCGATAAGGCTGAGCGTAACTATAAAGAGGCTTATGACGCAGGTGACTCGGAGAAACTTCTGGAAGCTCAGAAGGAGATGATCCGGGCGCAGTTGAAACTTGATAAGGCTAAGAATTTCAAGCCTACTTTACAAGTAGAAGATAATGATGTAGAAATAGCGCCTAAGACAGTTCAGCAGCCGAAGGTACATCCTAAAACTGCTGAATGGCTGGCTAAGAATCCGTGGTTCGATAGCCCCTCAAAAAAGGCTATGACCGCATATGCGCGGGAGTATCACGGTGAATTAGCGGTGCAGAATGGTCCGGGTTATGTAGGCAGTGATGAGTACTTTACCCGGATTGATAAGGAGATGCGGAGGCGGTTCCCAGAAGAATTCGCTGATGCTAATCCTAAAAACGACGAAGATAAAACTCGTCGTACACGGCCTAGTACGGTGGTTGCACCTGCAAGCAGAAGTACCGGTCCTAAGACTGTGAAACTTAAAGGTTCGCAGGTTGCGCTGGCTAAGAAGCTGGGAATCACCAACGAACAGTATGTTCGTGAAGTTCTGAAACTGGAGGTTTGAGATGAGCGAAGCGAATAGTAGGTTATCGCGTGAGATGCAGACGAGAGCTGTTACGGAACGCCCGAAACAGTGGATGCCTGCTGAGACGCTGCCTGAGCCGGATAAACAGCCCGGTTATGCGTATCGTTGGGTACGGACATCTACGCTTGGCAATCTTGATCCTCGGAATCTCTCCGGCAAACTCCGTGAAGGTTGGGAGCCCGTTGCCGTAGAAGAACAGCCAAAATTCAAATTGCTCACTGATCCCAATAGTCGCTTCAAGGATAATATTGAGATTGGTGGGTTGCTGCTCTGTAAGACTCCGGTTGAGCTGGTGGATCAGCGTAATGCTTACTATCAGAACCAAGCGGATAAGCAAACAGAAGCAGTAGATAACACTCTCATGCGCCAGAGTGACCCGAGGATGCCGCTCTTCAAAGAGCGTAAATCCACGACAAGCTTTGGTAAAGGTATCTAATTTTAGGAGCTTTTCATGGCTTACCCTGTGATCGACGCCCCTTACGGGCTAAAGCCGATCAATTTGATCGGAGGTCAGGTGTTTGCGGGTTCCACCCGTGAATATCCGATTACGTACAACTACT